CCTCCGCTCGAGTGCTTTTCTTATATATCTCTGAGCCATCTTACGAGGTGAATGTGAGGTGCCGGCGGCCGCTTCGCGGACCGTCCCGCCGGCTGCGAACGAGGTGCTAACGTGTTCAGGCAGGTGCAAGTCAATCTGTCTATACGGAAAGTCAAGGACCGGAAAGACACTCTGGGCAAGATCTCTGGGACCCCACATTTACTGTGTGGGCCTCGTATCCGGAGATGAGTGTATGAAAGCCGGTGACGTCGACTATGCCGTTTTCGACGATATTCGGGGTGGGATCAAGTTTTTTCCGTCTTTCAAGGAATGGTTGGGGGCACAAGCATGGATCACTGTGAAGAGATTGTACAGGGAACCGAAATTGGTCAAGTGGGGTAAGCCAAGCATTTGGTTATCCAACACAGACCCCCGGAACGAGATGTCACCGGAGGACGTGGAGTGGATGGAGGACAACTGCGTTTTTGTGGCCTGTAACAGCCCTATCTTTCGTGCCAATACAGAGTAGCCTGAGGGGCAAAGGACAAATTGTCCGCCGAAGTGGCACTGGGGTGGTACTTGAAAAAATCAACGACGTAATAATCACCCATACCAGGCTTGCCGTTAGTGGAGAGGACGTTGGTGTCATTCTCAATGCCACCCTGTTCTCGATCCTCATAAACCAAGTTATGATTCATGCCGTGCCACCGCTTAGTCGAAAACTGCACACCCGAGTCGTTGCCTGATCGGATGCTGATAGTCTTATCGTATTTCGGAGTAATCCGGGTGGTGTCAACCTTGGCGGTAAGGATGTCGGAATAATCCGCACCATAAGTACCCTCAAAAATATGATCCACAAACTGAGTTGCGATGGCAATCTGGTCGGAGGTGGAGGAACCGGCGGTCAAACAGGTGGTTAACCTAACATAACCATTACTGGTCTCAAGCCACAAAGGAACTGCCGCGGTAGTTCCGTTGCGAATGACGAGGGCAGCACCCTTGAAGGTAAAACAGATGCGACGCCACTCCCAAGGAAGACTGGATGACGTGGCTATTCTGATTTGTTCACGCAACCCGCGCATGTAACAAGTGTTGGAAGTGCGGGTAGCCTTATCGATGGGAGCAGCGGAAGTACCCGTGGAGTTGGTCCCGTCGCGTGCAGTAGCAATCCACGCACAAAGAAAACCACCAAAAGTGGAACTGGCGGAGCCACCTTGCATAGTCAGAGGGCCGGCGGTGGTTCCGATGCCGACAGCTGCATACGACAGCATATTGTCACGCTTCTTCTCACTGGAGATGTTGAGGACCGACCGTCGAGTCATCGTGCGGAGTCGAGGGCGGCGTGACACACGGCGGGTGGGGCGTCTGGTCACCCGACTGCGTCGAAGTGGGGTTCGGCGTTTCCGAGTGGTTCGCTTGCGCGAGAAACGCGCGGACCTCATGGTAAATGTCGGTGAGAGGGATTTTGTTGAGGGGCATGTGAAATTTGTTGGGGCTGAGGCCCACCATTCCTGCGGAGGGGGAAGTCTATAAGTACACAGGCTGTGTCCTGTGTCCTGGGCTATAATATTAGTTTGCCCAGGACCCTCGAGGACACACCATGCCGAACGCCTTTGTCATCAACAGCCGATATGTCTTGCTCACTTATGCTCAATGCGGAGAGCTCAGTGGATGGGACGTTATGGAACGCATTTCGGAACTGGGAGGCGAATGCATCGTTGGACGAGAGCATCATCAGGATGGAGGACTTCATCTCCACGTGTTTTGCGACTTCGGACGGAAGTTTCGCAGTCGAAAGTCTGATCTTTTCGATGTCGGAGGTCACCACCCAAACATTGAGGCGTCTCGAGGCACTCCGGAACTGGGATTCGACTACGCGATCAAGGATGGTGACGTTGTTTGCGGAGGACTGGGAAGACCAGAGGTGGATCGCCGAAGTGGAAATGTGTCGGCTCATGATAAGTGGACGGAGATCACGGCTGCGGAGGATCGAGATGAATTTTGGCAACTGGTGCACCGACTGGATCCTAAGAGTGCTGCGTGTTCATTCACGCAGCTCCAGAAGTACGCAGACTGGAAATTTCGCATCGTGGAGCCGACATACGAGAATCCAGCAGGGATATCGTTCATTGGAGGAGATCTTGATGGAAGATCTGATTGGCTTGGACAGGCTGGGATCGGAGGAGAGGGATCACTTCTAGGTGAGTCATGAGCACGTCGCTTCGGGGGGGCCCCCCTCCGGGGAGGCTACCCCCCCCCCTCCGCTCGAGTGCTTTTCTTATATATCTCTGAGCCATCTTACGAGGTGAATGTGAGGTGCCGGCGGCCGCTTCGCGGACCGTCCCGCCGGCTGCGAACGAGGTGCTAACGTGTTCAGGC